AAAACCGTGGTCGCCGGTGTGGGGGCGTCTTTGGCTAATTTCCTCGCCACTACAAAGGCCTCCATTTTGGCACTCTATGCCGAAGCCGGGGCGGCTGGGACGACGAGCACCGCCATGCGCGTGCTCACAGCGGCCAAGTTAGCCGCCGTCAGCGCTGCCCAAAAACTGTACGCGCTCATGGCTGCCAATGTTTGGGTGGTGGCTATAGCGGCCGTCGCGGCGCTTGCCTATGCGATTTATAAGTACTCCACCGCCAACAGCGAAGCGGCGCGGCGCCAAGCGGAAACGAACGAAGCCTTTGGCGTGGCTGCTGCGGCCGCCTCAAAGGAGGAGAGCAAATTAAATGAGCTTTTCGCCGCGCTGAACAAGGCGAAGCAAGGCACGGCGGCTTATGCACAGGCGAAAAACTCCATTATGGATCAGTATGGGGAGTACATTCGCCAAATCAGAAAAGAGCACGGGGAAATAAAAGACCTTGCAAAGATGTACGACCTCCTCCGCGAAAAGGTTGTAGCGGCTGCACGGGCACGAGCTATGGAGACCTATGTGGGTAAGAAAATGGAGAAAACTGCCGAAGAGAGGGGCAATGTCGTTGAGCAAATCAGGAGTGTTCTTTCTCGCAGGTACCATGGGGGAAACTTGAATTATCAAACCGCAAGACTTATAGACGCCCTCGAAAGAGGTATTCTAAGCGAGGATTATATAAAGTCTTTTGACGTAGAAAAAAGCTCTCCTGTCCCGGTGGGGAAATCGGAATCCCGTAAAATTGTCGTGAACCCACTACGCGATCAGATAGAGGCATGGAGGCGGATAAACAGAAGCGAGCGACAGATTCGCGCCGACGCGGATGCAGCCTTAGGGATAAAACCGCCGACGAGCGCCGGCAACCAAAAAGAGCCTCAAAACAAGGCCTACTGGGAGAATCTGAAGAAAAGCGCGCAGGAAGATTTGGAGGGCAAAGACATGTCCTCGGCAAAAGCGCGCAAAGAAGCTGCAGAGCTACGCAAAAAAATTGCGTTCTACGACAAGCAACTGGAGTTCTTTTCTGCAGGTTCGCACGGCGGCGGAAAAGGGGGCGGCAGCAAGGGAGGACACAAAGACCCCCAAAAAGAAAAAGAACGTCGTTTGAAATACGAGGCCATCGATGCGTATGCCTTGCAGAAGGCGCAGGAGAAGGCCGAAGTCGACGAACTGAAGGCGCAGCACGAGCGCTACGAAGCCTTAGCGCAAGCAGCTATAGATGAGAAGAAATCCGGGGCGGAAAAGGAGCGAGCGCAAAACGACCTCGATTTCCAAAAGGAAATGAACTCCATCACCGAAAAAACGGCCGCTCTTGTTGAAGCTAAACGAGACCAAGCGGAGGCCGTGTGGAACGCAACGCACCGCAAAGAGAAAGACAAGGGTGGACACTTCGACCGCTCTACCATCACGGCGGACAACCTCTCGGAGGATGAGGCCAACTATTTCGACGAACTGCGCGCCGCCGCCCGTGAACGGCACGCTCGCAACGTGAAGGAGATTTCCCAAAAGTATAACGCCGCGCGCATAGAAGAGCTGCACACTGTAAAAGAGCTTACTCAAGCCATCGAAACTCTCAACGCGGCCGCCGATAAGCAAAGCGGGGACGAATTGTATAATACGCAAAGAAACATCGCGGCCTACCAGCGCAAATTGGAGTTGATAAAGGACGGCGCAGAATGGCAAACCAAACTCAAGGAAGTAAAAGAGATTGGAAAACTCGATGAACGCGAGATGAAAATTCGCATCCGCGCCATCGGCATCGAAGAGTTGCAGAGCCGAATTAAGGAGGTGCAAAAACGATTGGCCGACACCACCAACCCCGTTTCTCCCGAACAGCGCCGCGATCTCTTGGAGCTTGAGAATACATACCGACGGTGGCAAGTGCAGTCCGTTAGCTCCATTAGTATGGTGCGCAGCGCGTGGGGCGGCGTGTCGAGTATCGGCAACGCGGTGGAGAGTTTGAGCAACACACTGCGCGGCAACGCCTCGGCGTGGCAAAAACTTTCTGCGGTGCTCAACGCGGTGCTGCAGGTCGAAGAGAATTTCAAGGCGCTGAACGAAGTCATGCGCATTTTCGGTTTGGTAAGCGCGGCTAACAAGACGATAAAGGAGCAAGAAACGACCGCCACCATCGTCAACGCGCAGGCCGTGCAGGTCGAGGCGCAATCAACCGTTGCGGCCGCCGCGGCAAAGACCGCCGCCAACAAGGCCGAAGCCACCTCCAACGTAGCGGACGCGGCCGCCAAGACGTTCAACTCGCACGCCGCCATTCCGTGGGTGGGCATTGCAGCCGCCGCGGGGCTCACGGCCGTAATGGTGGCCACGATGTCCTCGCTCCCGAAGTTCGCAGAAGGCGGCATCGCCTACGGGCCCACGCTCGGACTCTTCGGCGAATATGCCGGCGCAAGCCACAACCCCGAAGTGGTGGCACCGCTCGACCGCCTGCGTTCGCTCATCGCCCCACAAGAAAGCGGCGGCGGTTCGGTGCGTTTCCGCATCGAGGGGCGCGACCTCGTCGGCGTGCTGCAAAAAACACAGCGCCACAACGGACGAAACTAAACAAGTATGGAAAAAATCATTACCCACCGCGGCGAGTTCTTGAGCCGTTCCGATGTGCTGCACCGTGTAGAGTTGTGGCGCATCGGTGGCGCATCGGTCGCACAGCCCGAAGAACTGCGTTTCGAAGCCGACGAACCGCTCGTGATTGAGTGGAAAGAAACGGCAAAGCACGAGCCGATTTGTTCCTCGTCGGCCACCTTGCGGCTCGACAGCCCCGGCGACCGAACCTATACGCATTTGTACACCATCATCCCCGGCGCGGTGGGAATGGATGTCTACCGAAACGGCGCGCTTTATTGGACGGGCACCCTCGATGCCGAGGAGTACGAAGAACCCTACGAGCGCGCCGAGCATTATACGGTTTCTCTCACATTCGGAGACTTCGGCATTTGGCAGCGGCTCAAGTATTCCGCTTCGTTTTCTCCGCTACAGAACAGCGTGGAGACCATCGGCACGCTCCTGCGCGGTGCGCTCGAGCGGGCGGGGCTCGCTCTTTCGTTGGACGAAAGCCTCACGGCGGTCGCTTCTACGCACCCCGTCGGCGTTGGAGTGGCAAAGTGGCTGGGCTGTTCTCCTGAAAACTTCTTCGATGAAGACCGAAAGGCCGCCACCCTTAGCGAGGCGATTGAAAGTCTGTTGCAGCCGTTGGGGTTGCGCGTGGTGCAGCGCGTCGGCCGCTTGTGGCTCTACGATTTGCACGGCTTGCACAGCGCGCCCACTGCCCCACCGGTGGTGTGGAGTGCCGACAGTCAAACGCTAAGCGTCGACAGCGTGGCGAACAATGTGCGCATTTCCTTTTCGCCCTACGCATCGAACAAACTACTCTCGAGCGATGAACTCAAATTCCCCCGCCCGCTGCACAAGGTGTGGAGCGCGCTGAACGTGGGACGCGACTGGGGAATGTCTCGAGATTGGGCGTATCCCGATACGTATTTGTTCTTTTCTGAACAACGCTTTTACAGCACCTCGGCAAACTATTTCGGGAAAGGTCGACAGGTGGGCGAATACAAAACATACGACCCCGCTTTTTTGCTTGGGCTCGCCGATAATCCCAACAAGCAGTACGGCAACAACGCCCGATTATGTCGTTTCTTACCGATAAGCGAAGGCGATGAGGCAACGGCCTATTGCGTGAAAGCGCCGCAAACGGTGACAGATAGGCCGCGATACGGCGCGGGGGTATTGCCCAAAGGCGATGCCGGCGCGATTTACACCACGCGGAGTATTTATCTCCCGAAGATATCGAACCCTGCTTTGTATTGTTTGCGGCTTCGTGTGTCGATTTTGGCCGACCGTGCTTTGTGTCCCATCGGCACGCCGATAGAAAAATCAGCCGACAAGGCTGCGCGCGATGAAATGGACAAGTCGTTCGGGTGGGCGTTTCTTTCGGCGGCGGTGAAATGCTGGGATGCTTCCGAAAAAAAACTGTGGTATTTTGACAACGACCACAGAATTATAAGAGAAAACCCCACAACAAACGAACTCGATGAGCGGACGGCAAACAATCGAGTAAAAAGAACGTGGCGGAATGAGCCAACACGCTGCTTGTTGGCCTACTTCGACAAGTCCGATCCCTCCAAACATTCCGCGCTGGGCGGCTGGCGCACCAATCGCAATAACATAGGGCAACCCAACGACGCGACGGGGGGGCTTCACAACAACAGCCAAACTCATCAATACGACCGCGAAAACAACTTGCCCGACGGCGAACTCATTCCGTACCCTGTCGATGGCGGGTGGGTGTCGGTTACGGTTTTCAACGAGTTGCAGGTGTATCCTTACAGCGCCTCGCCCACAGCAAGCGATCCACCACCCGCGGCGCTGCAATGGTTTGCCGTGAAAGCCCCCGACTTGGAAATCGTACGCTCGTGGGGCGATTGCGATGCGCCCGATGTGCCCGATGTGGAGTATCGTGCCACGCTGCACCCGGATGCGAAAGAAGAACTCGCCATCGAAACGAAATGCGGCACGCTCCCCCACGACGTGGAAGGCGAACCGCTTTGCCGTGGGTTGTATCTCGACGCGTTGCGAAATAGTGCCATCGGCGACCGCGATATGATGCGCGCCGGTGTGACAGACCGCCCCGAACAACTATTTATTAACTCGCTTTACTCACAATATGCCACACGGCACACCAAACTAAGCGGGGAGGCTTACATCTACGACGGCGCATTGGCACCGCGCACTGAAGCCAACCAAGGCACGGCGCGCTTCATCGTGGTCGAAGAGCGCCAAGACCTCATCGAAGACTGCGGAGATGTGACCGTCGTAGAATTGACTCCCGACATTTATAAAGCCGTGGAATCCGAAGAAAATATATAACTATGGCAGACCAAAAGAAAACCTACACCGTGACCACCGCCACCACACCGGCACGCCCTCGCAGCAAGGCGCGCCGCGACGGCACGGGGCTGACCTCCGGCGGCGCATCGGCCATCATCGAAAATGCCACCGCCGGCAACGCGCAACGCGCTTCACATGCCAATACGGCCGACGAGGCCTCCCACGCGCTGCGCGCCGATGAGGCTGCGCGAGCCGCTACTGCGAAGACAGCCGAACATGCGACCACCGCCGACCGTGCCACCGCTGCCACTCGCGCCGATGAGGCCACGAATGCCACGACAGCGGAGCGTGCCAATACAGCCAATACAGCCGCCACCGCGACGAGGGCGCAAAGTGCGCAAACCGCCGACCGCGCTGCGTCGGCTGCACGTGCAGACCAAGCCCAACGCGCCACGGAAGCCGAAACGCTGCGCACACCGAATTATTCCGACGGGCTGACCACCGGCGCGGGGGCTCGCATCGACGCGACGGGAAACGCTGAATTTCAAAGCATGGCGGTGCGCGGCTTCTTTCGTGCCGCCGAATATCAGATTAACCGCATCGCATTGAGCGAAGGCGACGTTTTCCACACCGAGAACGGATTGGTGAAAAGCGCGACACGACAAGCCGACGGCCGTTGGAAGGTGGTGCTGCAAGAGCGCTTTCAAGGTGACGTGACCGGTTTCCGTGCCGGTGACATTCTGCGCGGTGCTTACAACGGTATAGGAACATCGGGCGGCGCGGCCGAAATTCGCACCTCGTGGCTGCGTGTTGAGGCGGTGGACGCGAAGGCAGGGACGCTCACCGCGAGCCTTTATGCCGACAACCAAACGCCCGAAGGTCGCAACGCGCCGCCCATTGCACTGATGCGCTTGGCACGCTGGGGCAACACGACCGACACCGCGCGCCAGAGCCACATTGTGGAGAGCGCCACCGACGGCCGCATCGTGCGCCGTGTGAAGGTTTCCGCCCCGATTGTCGACGGCGCGCAGTCCGACGGCTTCGTGGTGGGCAAGTTGCCCGCGTGGTTGCGCGAACATTTCGGCGCGGCCGTGGCCGACGCTTCGGACTACGTGTTTGCCCGCGGCATCATTACGCAAAACATTCTTCGCTACACGCCCGCGGGGCGTCCTCTTGCCGAGCGTGTCGACCGCGGTTTGTGGTCGGCTTCGTCGCGCTACTTCTACGAGCAGCAGAACCCCGAAACGGGGGCTTTCGAGATTTCGCGCGTTTGGCACGACGGCGCGCTCTACGAATTGGCACGCGGCGGCAACGGCAACACCGCCCCTGCGGCGCAGTCGACGCACTGGACGCTCATTCAAGCGAAACCGAAGGACGGCGATAAGGGCGACGCGGGGGAAAGCTATCACCCGAACTTGTTGGAGAATAGCGCTTTTACAAAAAGGTTCGATTATTGGAACCCGGAGGGGCGTTGGGGGGTTATTGATGACACGGAAATAAGCCCCGTGCAAGGGACGCGTGTGGTGCGCATTGATACGGCTATGCTTGGTGCTTTACCTTTCGCCTCTTTTTATCAAGGTGTAGGCGGGAGGTTGAGACCGAACACTACTTACACTCTCAGTGTTTGGGTGAAAACAAGTCAAGAGCTTAAAAGAGCGACGATCCTTTTTGCTTTTAAGCCCTTAAAATCCTTAGACATTTCTTATCAACACGGAGGAGAGTGGACGCGGTGTGCAATTACCTTTACTACGTTCCCGGAAAAAAACGACAATCAAAGTATCCGCTTGCGACTTAACAAGCAAGAAGGCGCGGCGTCGGTGTGGTTTGCCGCCCCGAAACTTGAGGTCGGAGACACGCCCACCGAATGGACACCGTCGGAGAACGACCGAAAGGGAGAAAAGGGCGACCCTGGCAAGAGCAGCTACACGCACGTGGCGTATTCCAACAGTCCAAACGGCAATCCGTTTACACTCAACCCAAAAGGCGAAAAGTTCGCCTACCTCGGAACCTATACGGACGAAAATAAAACCGCGTCAACAGACCCCACACGCTACGTTTGGGCAAAGGTGCAGGGAGACAAGGGGGACAACGGACGCGGTGTGAGCCGTATGCGCTCTTATTATATGCTGACCACCGAGATGGACGCGCCGCAGCACGACACGTCCGGGTGGACGGAAGCCGCCCCGCAGCCCACGAAGGAGTGCCCGTGGCTTTGGAGCTACGAACGCTCGGAGTATACCGATGGCGGTACAGACAAAACCGTGGTGCGACTGATTGGACACTACGGAAAGGACGGCACGAACGGCACGAGCATTCGGGCGCAATACAGCGCCGACGCGCAAACGTGGCACGACGATTTCGCCGAGGGCGATGTGTGGATGCGTACGGGCAACGGCACAACGTGGGGCGGTGCGCTGCGCGTGGTGGGCGAATCGGGAGCGGACGGCAAAAGCCCCGTTTATGATTTCGCCGCGTCCTCACAACTTGCCACCGCATCGAGTACGACCGCCCCAACTATTCGGGGAACGTGGCAAGACGCGCCCCCGACACTCCGCGAGGGCGAGGTGCTTTGGTATCGGCTCACCGCAGCGAACGGCAAAATCACCTACGGCCGCTTGAGCGGCAGAAATAGTTACATCCACATTGCCTACGCGAATAGCGAGGACGGGGCGAAAGACTTTACCTTGGAAGAAGATCTCGGGCGCGGCGGTGAAATGGAGTTCTCGTACTTCGGCATTTACGCAGACTTCGACGAGAGCGCGAGCCAAGATTTCCACGACTACGTGTGGACGCGTCTGCGCGGTGTAGACGGCAAAGATGGACTCACACCGAATGCGAACTTGCTCGACGATACGGACTTCAAAAACTTGGGGCGCAAAGAGAGTGCATGGGGTGTCGCTACGGTTGGAGAAGAACCGTTAGGCGGCCGCGCCAATGCTGATTTGTTCCCTCCGTCCGTGTCCGGCTGTTATCCTGCGCTTTGTTCCATCAATCCCGGCACGAAACAGGGCGAATTTGCGCAACTGTGGCAAAACATCGGCCGCCCAATCCCCGGTCGCACCTATACTTTCTCCGTCTATGTGCGCGGTGCGTCTGATGCGTGGCTGATTGTCCACCCGAACCCCTCCGAGCACTTCCGCCCCAACACGGTGAAGCCCGACGAGTGGACGCGCGTCTCGCTCACGTTCACCGTTCCGAAGACAAAAGCAACCGAAGACACGCTCATTCTTTTGCGCGCGTGGCATCGTGAAGAGCAACCGCACAAAGGATTTGCCAAAAATGTGGTGTGGTGCGCGCCGAAACTCGAAGAGGGCGGAATCCCTACGCCGTGGACTCCCTCGCGCAACGACCTGCGAGGCAATGACGGTGCACCCGGGGCGCGGGGTGCGGTGGTGCGACAGTTCGGAGACTACGCCAAATTGCCCGACGGCACGGCCTTTGAGAGCGGACACGCCGGCGAGCAATACGTGGACGTGGTACAGGTGCTACAAGGCGCGCAAGTGCAGTTCTACCAATGCAAACAGCCACACACGAAATCGGCAGACAAAGCCCCCGCTGCAGACTCGGAGTGGTGGGAGCTCGGAATGTACCAAGGCTTCATCGCCACCGATTTGTTTTTGGCCAAACTCTCCCTTATCGAGAACCTACAAGTCGAGAACGTCGTCGGCCGTGACGCGAATGGTAATACAACTTTCGATCTCGATGCTTCGACCGGCACGGCTTACTTCGGCGGCACGGCCACTTTCGCGGGTTTCATACGCCGGCGGCCGGTGGTGATCACGCCCGATAATTGGGAACTATATGGGGGCGTGGTAGAACGTGGGGTGATTTATCTCAACCCGTTTCGCGTCGGCACGTATGTTATCTTTCGCGGAAACTTCGGCACGTTGAGGCCGACCATCAACACAGGCGGCGCACCTCTTAATGACGGGGCGGAAAGCGTAACGCCCGACGATAGTCAAGCCATGCGATACTACGGCGCACAATTTATGGTCTTCAACGATTTGGAACCCCGCCCGACCACGTTTCTGACCGTGGGAGGACTGACCATCGGAAGTAAACAAACCGCGATTTTCACAATGAAGGGGCGCAACCATGCCGACCCGAGCCTCTGGTGGCACGGCGAATTACTCCAACGTTGGTAGCACTCACAGCACATTTTATCCACTCTAAAAAATAAACTTATGAGAAACATTTTAGATCTCAACTCCGACGGCAAGGCCGATGCCAAAGACCTGCAGATTTGGCTTGCCGTTATTCTTGCCCTTTCGGGCGTAGTATTGCTCTTCTTGGGCTTCTTCGCCTCTCCCATGGGGGAAATACACGCCTCGGTGATCACGACCGCGGGCGAACTGTTTACGTTCTGTGGCGTTCTCCTCGGAATTGACCACCACTATCGCCACCTCCTCTCGAAAACACTCAGCGAAATGAAGGGACGCGAAGGAAATCAAGAACCCGAAAACACAAAACAATGACCATGAGCGACGTATCATGTACCCAAAAACGGCAAATCGGGTTCACGACAACCGAAACCGTTAACCACCCCGCACACTACAATCACGGCGGCGCGGAATGTATCGACGTCGCCCGCAAGATGCCGTTTTGTCTCGGCAACGCCCTTAAATACATTTGGCGCTGCGGACACAAGCACGACGGAACGCGCGAAGATGCCCGCCGCAAAGCCGTCGAAGATGCAGAGAAGGCCGTCTGGTATCTCCGCGAGTACATCAAAGACGTACAAAGCGGCGACATGGACGCTTTCCTCGAAGTATAAACCAACCAAAACAACAGACAAATGCAAATCCTTATTCAACGCCACGCCCTGAAGGAGGGCTACACCATCGGACGCATGGAAATCAACGGAAAATACTTTTGCGACACGCTCGAAGACACCGACCGCGGTTTGTCGGAAGAGATGTCAGAAGACGAAATCGACGCCCTCAAGGTGAAAGGCGCGACCGCCATTCCCACCGGCACGTATCGCATCGACATGCAGACGCGCTCCCCGCGCTTCGGCCGTGTCCTCCCTCGTCTTCTCCGCGTGAAAGGTTACGCCGGTGTATTGATCCACAGCGGCAACACGGCCGCCGACACCGAGGGCTGCATCCTCGTCGGCGAAAACCGCGAACGCGGCAAAGTGCTCAACAGCCGCGCCACGTTGGAACGCCTGCTTGTCCTCCTCCGCGAAGCACAAGCCGCGGGCGAAGAAATAGAACTTACTATCGGCCGATCCCGATAAAACGAACTCACAAGGATTTCTTATAAGTTCAAATGCGTAGCGTCAATTCTTTCCAAAAATCGGGAAATTGGAAAGAAATCATCTGATTTCGAGTGGCAAGGGCGCGCAAAGCGTTCCAAATCGCTCCAATCCTTTTCAACTCTTTCCAAATTGGAAAGAATTGACCGCTAACGTAAATTCGTTTCACGCTCAAATCTTCATCAAATGAAGAAGAACGCCCCATCCCCAATGCCCAACGATTGGCTGTTTCTTTTGCTCGTTGCGCTTGGCGCCTTTGCCTTTGGCTTTGCCTTGAGCCTGCTCGCAAGCTGCACGACGACACGAGTCGTAGAACACCACACGACGCACACCGACACCCTCCGCCTTGTGCAGCGCGACATCCTCCGCGAACTGCGCACCGTGCGCGATAGCGTTTTTCTCCACGACAGCGTCTATTTTGAGGGCGCTACACTCGTGAAGGAGCGCACCCGCGACCGCTGGCACGTTAGCAGCGACACTGTCTGGCGTTCGCACGGGGACTCGCTCCGAGCGTCCACCCACTCCACGGAATCACACAAAGAGAAGACGACAACCGTCCCGTGGTGGTACGACTGGCGGCTGTGGGCTCTTCTCTGCAGCGTTATGTCGTTCGGTCTGATAGGCTACGCACTGAAACGCCGAATCTAGTAATAACACTTCCTTTCCCCATTCCGAGGACATCCTCGAAATGGTGTAATAGCATCAGAACAAAACGCCCCGCCACTCGTGCATTGAGTAGCGGGGCGCATTGTTTAGCGTCGGCCGTAAAAGGCGAAATCTATTACACGCCGGTTAGCTTCGTCCACTTTGGCGTTGTTTGCTTTAATGTAGGTAGCAGTAACCGCCGCCCCCGTCCCGCGGGAGTGGCCGAGTGCGCGGCTGATGGTGTCTTCGGGGATGTCGAGCTCTGCGGCGTACGTTGCCCACGAGTGGCGCGCCCAATACCAAGTCAAGTCCGGTTCGATGAGTCCGGCTTCGTCTTCGAGTCTTTTCAAATAGTCCCCATGCTTAATCAAGCTGCGAAAACTTTTACTTTTTTGCAGTTCATAGAGAATGGGGAGTAGGTTCGCGGCCTCCGGTTCAACTCGGATGCTGTAAAGCCGCCCCGTCTTCGCTCGTTTGTATTGAAGTCTCCCCCCGACGATGTCGGCCGGTTTGATATTGTATAGGTCGCGTGGGTTAATTCCGATGAGGCAAAAAGAAAGCAAGAACAGGTCGCGTGCTGTCTTATCCGTCTTTTTCCCATCGGCCGCGCACAATCGCTTAAAGGCCTCAACTGGGAGCGCTCGCTTTCTCGTTTCTTCTGCTCTGGGAAACCTGAATCGTCGGAAGGGGTCGGTTTTAATTAGTTCTTCATCGTAGGCGACATTGATCACGTGCCGAAGTTTACTTAAATAAGACCGTTGCGTGTTGGCGCACACGCCATCAGATTGCAAGAACAAGACGTAGTCGCGCAACCAATTCGTTGTGACGTCTTCAAATTGCAGGTGATTCAAATCCCTAAAGCGCTGCAGGCTGTTGAGAACTTGCATATAGCTTCCAAAGGTTGAAGAGGTAGTTTTTTTCTTCTTAGAATCGGCCACCCGCTCGAAAAACTCTACAAAGCCGACCGTCTTATTTAATGGACTATCGAGCTCTAAGTTTTCTAACATTTGGCGGAGTTGCGAGTTGTTGAGCCGGTACAGCATTCCACGCTCCAAGAGCTCAAACAGCCTCGTGCGAACTCGCGCGATAATAGCTTGTAAGGCGGCATTCTTTTGGCGGGCTTGTTTGCCGATGCACATCGTGGCACGCTCGTCCCACTCTTCGGGCAAAACGTGAATGCCGGTAGAAAGATACATGCCCGTGCCGTAGCCGACACTAATTTTCACGGGGTACGTTCCGTCCTTTGTGGCACGACGGAAATCTGCTTTTAAGTTTGTGTTTGCCAT